GTTCCATTTCTCCCCCTAATATTCCATGACCAGCTTACGGGACAGGTTTCTGAACTCCCGCGCCAGCTCTTTTTCGGATAACGCCTTTGGTGTTACAACGGAGATAGTCTGGTGGATGGTGGTGCCACCTGAGCCGAGCGGACCGCCGTTCCTTCCGGTTCCTCCGGTCACAGTCAGGTTGGCATCCAAGCCCAGATCGGTGGGGATGGAGTTTCGCATGTCTCTGGCGACAGAATCCATGGCATCCGTGAAGCCTACGCCCACGCCTACGCCCATGTTGCGTCCGATCCCAGCGAATACGGTGGAAGGCGAGTGGATGCCGAAGAAACCCTTGATGTTGTCCACGATCCCCGAGCAGAAGCCTTTGATTTTCTCCCAGATCCAGGCCCCTGCGTCGGAGATCCCCTGCCACAATCCGGAGATAAGGTTGCCGCCCGCTTCCACCAGCTTATAGGCTAAAGAGGCTATACCCTCCACGATGCCCGTGATGATCAGGGGGATGGCCTTTACGATCTCGATGATGATGGTCGGTAGATTTTCGATTAGAGCCACGAACAACTGAACACCCGCCAGGATGATCTGATCGATGTTCCCGACAATGGCGTCTACCAACCCGCTGATGATCTGGGGTATAGCTTGGACGATCATGGTGATGATCTGCGGCAGGGCTTGGATTAAGGCAACCAGGAGTTCAATGCCCGCCTCAATGAGCAGGGGGATGGCTTGGATGATCGCGTTGATCACCCCGTCGATGATCTTAGGGATGGCTTCCACAATAGCCGTGATGATGGTCGGCAGCGCGCCGATCAACGCGGTTAGGAGTTGGATTCCGGCCTCGATCAGCTGTGGAATGGCCCCGATAATAAAGTCTACGATTGATAGGATAATGGCAGGCAGCGCTGCGATAAGCTGGGGCAAGGCAGCCACCAGACCATCTACCAGCCCGAGTATGATTTGAAGCGCCGCGTTCAGGAGCATAGGTAGGTTGGAAATCAGTCCCTGTACGATTTGAATCACGGCTTGAACGGCTGCCGGGATGAGTTCCGGTAGCGCCAGGCCAATGCCCTCCACCAGTGCGGTCACCAACTGCATCGCCGCACTGATCAAAAGCGGAAGGTTGTCTATGAGCGCACCTACGATCGTCATGAGCGCGTCGACAGCGGCTGGGATGAGTTCCGGCAAGAGATTTAGAAGGGTCTCCAGGACCTGTGTGAACAATCCGGTGACGGTTTCCACGAGCATGGGGAGGAGATCCCCAACCGCCGATAGGATAGCTCCTGTTGCGGCGGGCAGTGCGCTCACGATATTCTCCAAGACCGGCATGATATTGGCTACTACGGTCTGGAAAGCGTCCACGAGGTTGGCGGTCAGAGCCGTCATATCCGCGTCGGCATTGCCCAGTCCGGCCGTGAAAGAACCGAGCGCCGCTTCGAACAAGCCCAGGGATCCCGTGACGGTCTGGGTGGACTCCCTCGCGAAGTTGCCCGCGTACTGCTCCGTGTTCTCAAAGAACATCTGCATGGCGACTTCGGCCTTTTCGGCTTGGGAAGCGGATGCCCAGGTGAAGTCCAGCCCCTTGGAGAGCGCATAGGCTTCGATGGTAGTGGCGTTCATGGCGACACCGAGGTTGTCCATCATGGTGAAGTTGCCCTTGGCGGCACCGGCCACCGAATCCAAGGCTGTCTGCATGTCGATCCCCATGACGGAAGCCATGTCGGCCGCGCGTTGCATAGCTTTTTCGGTCAGCTCCAGTGACTTCTGCTGCTCCACACCGGAGCCCTGGAATAATGCGCCCATCTTGTTAGCGGTGGCGAGGTATTCGCTCTGGGAAACGCCGAGGTTTTTGTATGCGGCCTCGCCCGTCTTCTGGATGGAAGAGGCGTACTTGCCGAATACCGCTTCTGACCCGCCGAGGTTCTGCTCCAGTTCGCCGAACTGCTGTACGACCTCTTTGCCGAGCTGGATGGCGGCGGCCCCGGCAGCGACGACAACCGCGCCCATGGCTACGCCCATACCCTTGAGAACACCGCCCAGTTTTTCGAATCGGCCCCCGGCTTCTTCCGCGCTTTTACTTGAATCCGTAAGTTCTGTCCCGAGGTTGTCCGCGTCCTTCGCGGACTCCTGCAGCTCGCGCTCCATGCTGTTCAATTCGGCCTGCGCCTTATTCAGCCGGATCTGCCAGTTCTGTGTGCGCCGGTCGTTCTCTCCAAAAGAAGAGGCCGCGTTGTCGAGCGCGGCCTTGAGGGTACTGATCTTTTCTTTTTGGGCATCGATTTCTTTGTTGAGGACGGTATTTCTGGAAGAGAGAGCGTTGACCGATTTATCGTTCTTGTCGAACTGGGAGGTCACCAGCTGCATTTCTGAACCGAGGACTTTAAAGCTCTGATTGATTTCTGCTAGAGCCTGTTTGAATTGTTTCTCACCCTCGACGCCTATTTTCAAGCCGAAGTCCGCCATACGTCTCACCTCCTAAAAATGAGCAAACAAGGAACAACCTTTTTATTGCCCGCAATTCACGAATCTTAATCATATGTTCAAACTATTGCATTTACCCAAAATATGCTACAATATTTGTGTATACGACTCGATTACCTATTCTGAGAATAGTTAACTGTGGGAGGGGTTGCGAAATGCCAACCATCATTGAGTGTATGACCGGCGTTTGCATTAAGTCGGACTTTTTTAGCAATGCCCCAACACTTGAACTATTTCCACCTCGACATCGGGTAGCTTTACTATATGGTAAAAACGGATGTGGCAAAACCACCTTGGCTCAGGGCTTCCGCAATTATATGCGTGCAGATGCTGCTCCTGAAGTTGAATTATCTCCAAAGAAAAACGGAGTGAGTATTCCAGTAACAACTGGGCAGTCTGGGAAGTTCTTCGTTTTTGATGAGGAGTATGTAGCATCAAAAATCAAGTTCAAGGATGCGGGGCTGGAAGCTATTGTCCTGTTCGGCGAGCAAATAAACCTAGAAGCGCAGATTGAACAAAATCTAGTAGACATCACGGCGAAACAAGTGGAAGTCGATCAACAGAGCAAGGAATTTGAACGGTTCATGAATGCTGATGATGTCACTTCACCTGATTACTGGATTTCCTTAATCACAAAAGAGTTAGGTAAAATAGGTGGATGGGCAAAAACCGATTCAAGAATAAACGGAAATACCATTAGAACTGCCATTCCACCAGCTATTGATCGAATTGGTCAGCTAACGCCGGATAAACCACAGGAGGAACTCCAGGGCCTGTTCGACGACCGCTTCCAGGCTTACACCACTGCTAGCATTGATTCAACGAGGATTACTACCGCGGTTTCTTTAATTACCATTATCGACGACCGAAGCACGGAAAGCAGGGAACTTCTCGCCAAGTCGATTGCTAGACCACAATGGACAAAAAGAGAACAGGAACTATTCAATCTGCTTGGTGTTCACGGGCTTGATAGTGCAAAAACGTTTCTTTCTAATACCGATCATACTTTTTGTGATAGGTGCTTACAGCCGATTAGCGATAATTATCGTGCCGATGTTCTTGATGAACTTGAGCGCATCTTAAATCGCGAGGTAGAGGAGTTTAAGAGTAAGCTCAAGAAACTGTTGCTTCCTGAAACAACAAATACCGCATATGAGGTATTCAGTGAACTGCGTTCGTACAGCGAAACGCGCGACTGTCTAAATGAATATATAAAAGCCGCTCTTGCTCACAATGCCGCAATTCAAGCGAAAATAGATAATCCTTTCGAGCCTTTGGTATACGACGATGCTATAGAGGTAATGGCGAAGAATGAAGCGCTGAATAAAGCATTGACCATATTGGAAAGGGATCGCGTTTTATATAATCGTAGTATCGATGAACGCAGTGCGTTTATAAGTGAACTCGTATCTATGAATGATGCACTCGCCAGTTATGCCATACATGATATGTACACTTCTCTCCAGAGGCAACGAAGAGCAAAGTTAGCCGCGGAAACACAATTAATCCAGCGCAAGACAGAACTAGAATCCTTACTAACTCAACAAGTGGAATTAAATTTCCAGCGGAAGAACTTCCGGCTTGCGGCTGAAGATATTAATAACTCGCTGGAATACATTTTCTACTGTAAAGGTCGCCTTATTCTGGAACTTGGTACAGATGGATACTACCACTTGAATGTCAACGAACACGCTGTCCCTCCTAGTAAGGTTTCCTGCGGCGAAAGAAACGCTTTGGCTTTGAGCTATTTCTTCACGGAAATAGCAAGCAATATGAACGCCAATGAGGTTTATTCCGATGAGGTATTCTTAGTCATTGATGATCCAGTTTCCAGTTTTGACTTCGAAAATAGAATAGGTATCCTCTCGCTGTTGCGTTGGAAGTTAGAGCAGGTGCTTGAAGGGTGCGGGACAAGCAAGGTAATGATTATGACGCACGACATCGGAACAGCGTTCGATTTGGATAAAGCCTTTAAGGATATCAAAGAAAGACTGAAAGGCACAAATAAATCCGCCGATTACCAATTATTACGCCTTGAGGATTACACGGTCAGCAAGCTCACGGACAACCACAGGAACGAGTACACCTTACTGCTTGGTAGAATCTTCGAATACGCAAAAACAGGTCTCGGTGACGGACTGGTTATTGGAAATATTATGCGTCGTGTGCTCGAGGCCTTTGCAACATTTTCGTATAAAAAGGGTATAGATAATGTTTCAAATGAAGATGCTATCCTCGAAATTATTCCTGAAACTCAAAGAGAATACTTCAAAAATCTTATGTGTAGGCTGGTTCTGAATGGTGAAAGCCATTACCGTGATCAAATACAGGGAATGAGGGACTACAGCTTCACCAACTTCCTTTCCGAGGCTGAAAAAAAGCGAACGGCACGGGATATCCTCTGTTTCATGTTCTTGTTGAATAAAAAGCACGTTATAGCGCATCTGCCGGATGCTGCAGTAGACCTCGCCACATGGTGTTCTAGAATCGGATAGTGAATGATGTCGAATTTTACCACTCATACATCTCCAGTACGATGTACTAAATGTCGATTGGAATCACAGCATCAATCGTCATCTCAATTTTTGGTTTATCTAAACCCAGAAACTGCTTGTGGCAAGCCCAAAGGTCCAAGAACAACCCGAGGGGCATGTACCAGAAATCCTCCCAGCTCATGCCCATTTGAACCGTTCCAAAGTAATAAAGCCGGGTAAACAGCTCTGCATCATTTATCCGGCTACCCCGTTTTTTGAAGCGCTTTCTTCCTCGCTTTCTACGTTACGCTTGGTTCCCTTCATCATAGCCTCGGAGATGGCGCTTTTATAGGCGGCCAGTTCCAGCGGCGTCGTGAGGAGTTCCACCTCGTCTTCGGTAAGCAGGTCTTTGGGAGAATCTCTGTGCCTGAGGTTGTAGATCTGGATGGACTGGTTCGCGAGAAGTGTGATTAGCCAGACGATCTCCGAAAGTGCCATCTCAAAGTTTTCAGCCCGCATGAGCTTCTCGCCCAGGTTTTCCAACCCGCCGTACCGGCTGGAGATGGCCTTAGTGGCTTTCGTCGTCAGTATGAGTTCATGCTCCTGGCTGCCGATTGAAATAAAAGCGCTTCTTTCCGTATCCAACATAATGACTCCCTTCTATCACCCCTGGGCAGAGTAGACAGGCTCATACACCTGGGTGAACCAGCCGTTGACAGTGGCAGCGGATACCCCAGCGCCGCCTTCTGTGACCTCACTCTTCCACGGGTGTTTCCCCAAGCCATCTAGTTTATTGCGGCGCATGACCGTGCCCTCGATGGTGGGCGTCTGGAAGGTGATGGAGTCCCCCTTCGTCTGCAGGTTGGTGGCGGGGACACCGAACTTAACCTTGTAGATCCAAAAGTATCGGTATCTGCCATCCGGCTTCATGGCGCGGAACCCTACCGCCACAGGGGCACCGGCGTTTTCGCTGGCCGAGACCAATACGCCGTTGTCATCCGTGGTAGCTCCCGTAAGATCCTGCGCAGCAGTCACGCCGATATCATCCACACCCAGGGACAGCTTCCCGGATTTAAAGTCCTTCACCACCACAGCCGCGGCGTCATCCGCGTAAAGCACCGCCTCCGCTAGCTCGATAGAGAGATCCGCCTTCATGGCCTTCGCTAAAAGAGTGGGAATACCATAGGTCTCCTCGCCATCCTCACTCTCTGTGATCTTTGAATAATACAACCGATCCATGCCTATCGTTGCCAAACTCATTCCTCCTTTATTTCATAGTTCTGCGCCGCGTCAATGGCATAATGGAAATACCCGGTATCATCTTCATGCCCGATGTAGCGCCGGTCGGTTATGGTGATTCCAGCGTCCAGGAGCGCTCGGACAATCTGGTTCTTTTGCTGTAGATAGTTGTTTTGGGAGAAGAGGGAGAGCCGCGCTTCCTGCACCTCACACTGAGGGAGGTTGTCGGCATGGACCTCGAAGGTATCCGCCAGAGGCGTTATGACCACATAGGTATCGGGAGCCGGATTTGAGAAAATACCTGTTTCCACGGGGATACCCAATGTTTCAAGCAGAGTGTTGAGGTCAGATAATAGGCTCATATGCCTTCGACCTCCTCTGAAAATTTATTTCTCATCGCTTCCAGACAAGCAGCCTTCGTTGCGGTAACAGCGGGCTTAAGAAATGGCTTGGGCGGTTGGCCATGTTTCCCGTACTCCAGGGTGTTGGCGATCATGGCGTTGCTGACTCCGTCCGAGCGGGGTTCCGCAAACCCGATCTTCACATTCGCATTGCCATTCCTGTCAATCTTCGCGGGGGATAGTCCCAACGCGGATTTGAGTTGCCCGGTGGACCTGGATTTATTCTTGGTGTTTGAACCAATCACCTCGTCCAGGTTGCTTCTGACCTTGTCCAATACGACATTCCCGCCCGCTTCCAACACCCTGGGGATGATCTCATCCGTTTGTTCTTCCAACCGTGAAAGCTGTAGGAGGAACTCCTCCGGGAGACGGATGCTCGCTTTTGCCATACGCTACCTCACGGTGGGCTCCAGCTTTTCTGCCAAAACCTCTATGTACATCCCGCGCCCACGCACATCCTCCGCACTTATAATCCGGTACCGCTCCTCCCCGCAGGTAATTAAGAGCGACGTGTCAATGGGCACCCCCGGGATGACCCGGAAGCGGAACAACGCCGAAGCATTGGCGAAGGATGTCTGGTTCGCCCACTTTTCATTGCCGTGCCGGTCCTCTTTATACGCAAAAACCCGGGTAAGAACGGTGTTTGCTAGGGTTATGAAACCCTCACTGTCCTTGATCGGTGCCATAGTACAGATATCAATCGTAGTATTCATCTTCCCGAAGCTCATACTACACCATCCAATTCCGGTCAAGCCGCAACAGCAGGTTGACCGTGTTCCACACCTGTTGCCCGGCTTGCACATTGTCCGCGAAGAAGCCGCCGGTGCTGCCGTCCCGGCTTTCGTATAGGTGGGACGACAGCATAATCACGGCTTGTTCGGTGGTAGGCGGCATGGCGTTTTCGAGATAGAAGCCTTCTGGGATATGCTGGTAGCTTTCCGCATAGGAAACGGCAGCTCGGAGGATCCCCAACAGGAGTTCATCATCCGCGCTGTGTTCCAGTATCAGGTTCGCCTTTACCTTGGGAAGAAGATCATCCAATAGCGCCATGCCGCGTCACCTCCATTAGATGGCCTTTTGTTGAAGGACCTTAATGGCTTCAGGCAGGATCAGCTTCCCATCCACACGCTGGGTGGCGATGAAGCCCACCTGGCCGGTAGCGGCATAGAGTTCGTTCAAGCGCTTGAATACGCGGCCTTGGCGGTCGCCGATCCAGTAGTAGGAGAAGTCCCCGAAGGCGATGGTCTTCGCAGCAGCCGCGACCTCAGGCACATAGGTGGAGGTCAGGAGCCGCTTGCCCAGGAGTGTATCGGGTTGTCCGGCCTGAAGCCCGGGCTGCCAGATGTACTGCCCGTTGCTGTCCTTGAGCTTGCGGATCGCCTTCACGGTGGAATCGTTCAATACGAATACTGCTCTCTTGCGGTACGGGCTGCGGAGGGAGTAAAATAGGTCCATGATCTCATCCGCCGTGATGGCGGTCGCTCCGGCGGTTGTGACCCCCACCTCCGCGCCGTTGGCAGTATGGAGGATCCCCGTGGGCTTGCCTACGCCGTCTCCATTGAAGTAGGCGTCCTCTTCTTTGTTGCCGATACGGCGGCCAAACTCGGAACTGATATAAGCTTCCAGGTTGAACACGCTGTCTCCCAAGAGTTCCTCGGAGACCTTGATCATGGTCGCCACCTTGTGTGCGCCGATGGACTGCTGGCCGAACACGTCATCGCTCTCGGGGATCGCGCCTTCCTCATCCACCCAGGAGGCGGTGCCCTTGGATGCGACGATCGGGATCTTATGTGCGCCGCTGGAAGTCAGAAAGACGTGCCCGATCTGGCGGAAGATATTCTCTTCCTGCAGCGCCTGTATCAACGACTGTTCAAACTCATCCGGCACCAGGTAGCCGCCCTCGGAGTCGGTGCCGATCTGCAGGGCGTTGCGTACCGTCAAGTCGCCTTTACCGCGCATGACATTCCAGAAAGCGCGCTTGTACTCCGCTCCGGCTCTGCCTGCCTTTTCTTCGCTACCTTTGGTGGGAGCGTTGGTGATAGGGGTGCTGGTGGGCAAGGACAGTTCCGCGTCGATGGCAGCCTGACGCTCCAGACGATCGATCTCCTTACCTAAGGACACGACATCCGCTTCCATCCTGTCGTAGGCGGCAGTATCTTCTGCGGACAGCAGTCCGCTGTCGTTTCGCTTGCTGTCGAGGAATTCCTTAGCGGCATTCCACGCCTTCGCGCGCTTCTCGCGCAGTTCCAAAATCTTATTCATGGGTCTCCTCCTTCTTAATGGGTAAGTAAAAAGAGCCGCTTCTCGAGCGACTCTATCGGGGTACCGGTATTGGGTTTTTGCTTCTTCGGGATCTTCCCAAGCAGGGAGTTGGTCACTGCGGCCCGGGAGAACATGAGCATCTGTCCCGTATCCTGGGGGATTCGGTCTTCATCCGATGTGAATAGCAGCTTGTCCGCAAATCCGAGTTCAATGGCCTTGTGGGCGTTCATCCAGGTCTCCGCATCCATGTAGTGGGAAAGCTTCGCACGGGATAACCCGGTCTTCAATTCGTACGCGTTGATAATGCTCTCCTTGACCTCGTCCAAGAGCGCCTTCGCGCGCAGCATCTCCTCGGTGTCGCCAATCGCGATCGTGGAAGGATTATGAACCATAAGCATGGAAACCGGTGACATATACACAGTGCCGCCTGCCATGGCGATAACCGAGGCGGCGCTGGCAGCCAAGCCATCGATCTTTACCGTGACATTGCCTGTGTAGTTCATGAGCATGTTATAGATCTGCGCCGCAGCAAAGACGTCGCCACCCGGGGAGTTGATCCAGACAGTGATGTCGCCGGACCCGGCAAGCAATTCATCCTTAAACAGCTTCGGCGTGATCTCATTCCCCCACCAGGTTTCTTCAGAGATCACGCCGTTCAGGTAAAGTGTCCGGTCATTACCGTCTTCGTTCTTGATCCAATTCCAGAATTTCCTCAAGTGGTTTCCTCCTTTGTGCTTTGGGTCTTGCCCGAGAACAGCCCCGCGTCCTTGAGCTTCGTCATGTTCCCGTTGATAAGGAAAAGGTCTCCGCCTTCTTCGGCAGGGATACGATTCATATCTTCCAGCTGGCGGATGTCGTTGGCGGACAGCCAGCCGTTCTGCCGCCCCACAGCGTAACCCTGCATGCGGCTTTGGTAGTCGCCCCGCAAGAGCCCGTCCAGGTTGAACTTAATAAACAGCCGAGTCTTTTCAGATGGGAGCAGGAGCGCCTGCCGGAGAGATTGCTCCCAGCGCACTACCCAGGGATCGAGGGTATACTTCACGAACTCCAACGATTGTTGTTCGATGTTGCTGAAGCTGGACTTCTCCAGGTCTCCGACCATGTGCGGCGGGACGCGGAAGATGCGCGCGATCTCGTTGATTTGGAACTTCCGAGTTTCCAAAAACTGTGCCTGCTCCGGCGGTATGCCGATGGCTTGGAACTTCATGCCCTCTTCCAGGACTGCCACCCTATGAGCATTACCGGTGCCCTGGTACGCGCTGTTCCAACTGTCTTTGACGCGCTGAATATCTTTAATGACCCCGGGATGCTCCAGTACACCACCGGGGTTAGCTCCGTTGGCGAAGAAGCGCGCGCCGTACTCTTCGGTAGCCAGCGCCATGCCAATCGCATTCTTGGACATGGCGATGGGGCTGTAGCCGATCAGCCCGTCGAATCCCAACCCGGGTATGTGCAGAACCTGGTCACGACGCAGGGTGATGGAACCGCCAGCTTGATTGACCCGGCTTTCGTCGGCATCCCGGTAATAGGTGTAGATCAGTTCGCCGCCGGTTGTACGGCTGACCTCCATCTTATGGGGGAGAAGGGGGTAGAGCCCCAGCACACGGCCTGTTCCATCTCGGATGATCTGGGCGTATGCGTTGCCCCATAACAAAAGATGACTCAT